TTACTACGGTATATCGGAGTGTTAGCACTCATCATTACACCTGTAACTATTCTTTTTTCTTCATTAAAGAAATACTGAATTTTAGTTTCTTTATTGAATGCAAAATATGGTTTTCCATGAGCAGGTCTTAATACAAAGGCGTTAAAATCAACCCCTGTATTTTCAGACTCATCTATAACCAATTCGTAAAAAGGTAACATATTAAAAGAACGTTTTTGTAAATATAATAATATTATGTTAAATAGTACTTATTGCATTAACTTTTTTTGTCTTGTCTTGCATTTTCGTTATATCACTATCTACTACTACCACTTTGTAAGTAGATTGTGCTTGTATGTTTTGTTGTGTACCTTGTTGTGCTGTTTGTGTTTGTTCATTTGGTCTTGTTTGTTGTGGCGGTTGTACACTTGGCATAGGTGCATTTAGTATTTTATTGGCAGTACTTAAAGCATTTGTTACAGTTGCAATTCCAGAGGCAATATAACCAGCCAACACGAATGGAGCAGCAGGACCAGTAGACGCTGCAGCTGCAGTAGCACCAGCAATTACACTTGAAATAGATTTAGCGGTATCAATAGATAACTGAGTAATAGCGTACGCTTTTTGTAGGGCTGAGTTTTCTTCTGTTAAACCAGCAATAGTACCAAATACATTAAATAACTCATTTTGTAAATTCTTTTTAGAGTTAGCAAGTTCTTCATCTAACATTATCTGCCTATCCTTAGACTCTTGAGAAATATCATTTAAATTCCTTTCATGATTTAATTTTAATAATTCTAATTCACCATTTGTTAGTTCTGTATTAGACTTCTTTTGTTCATAGTCTAAATTCTCTAACTCAATTCTTTTTTGTTGTTTTAAGTTAAAATCTTCTTCTGCCCTAATAATATCTGCCTCAAGTTGTGAACGTTTGTCTAAGTTTTCTTTGTCTTTTTTAGTTTTGTCTTGATCCTTTTTTAAATTTACTCTTTCTGCTTCTTGTTGAATATCCATTTCTAACATTAAAGCGTCAAATTTTTCCTTTAATGCTTTTTTGCCTGCATATTGTTTGATTAGTTCCTCACGTTCTCGGTCATGCTTTAATTTCAAAGCCATTATCTCACGAGTGTTTACATCGTCAATATTGGCAACTGTTAAATCTTCTAATTTACGTTGTAAGTTCAAACGTTCTTGAGCTTCTTTTTCTCTTTGCTCTTTAAGTTTTGCATTGCGTTCTTTCTGTTTGTTTATAGCATCTTCATTTGCTTTCTTTTGTTCTTCTTTATTTTCGTTGTTAAGTTTGATTTGAGCTATTTTAACATCATCATTTGCTTTTGAATTAATTTTTTTAAGCTCATTTATTCTTTCCCATTCAGCAACTATTTTTTGTTTATTAGTTTTAACCAATTCTAAATATTGCTCTTTTGAGCTTGCTTGTTGACCTAAATCAATCTCCTTTAATTTTTTTACGTTATCTAACCTTGTTTGGATCTCGTCATTATTTGCTTTAATTGATTTATCAGAGAATTTCTTTTTGATGTTATATAAATCTTCATCAGATTTACCCATAGCTTCAGCATAAGCTAATTGTTTATTCATATCTTCATCTAATTTCTCTCTACGTTTACCAATTTGCGCTATTATTCGATTGTTAGAGATCAATAATCTTTCGTTTTGTTTGATTATTTCTTCTGTAGTTTTGAAGTAATCCATCATTTTAGATATTAGTATACCTATACCAATAACTAATAAACCTATTCCTGTAGATGCAATTGCACCTTTTAGACTTGAAAAAGCCCCTACAAGTCCAGTTTTTATTGTATTCGCAAAATCTTTGAATAATGGTAAAGCAGTTCTTACACCTTCAATACCTTGTGCTAAAGCCATTGCGCTCTGTACTTTTAACAAAGCTTCTTCAAGCTCTTTTGACTCTGTGCCGAATAATCCCATTGCACCCTGTACAACTGCATAACCATTCGCAGCTCCTTGAATTGCACCGCCTAATTTTTGCGTGAAAGTTTGAGCAGCACTATCTACAACCCTATCAGTTTCTATTTGTGTTTGTCTATATCTTGCAACTGTTTCTAACAAGTCCTGATACTCCTTTGTGTTTTGCTTACCTGCTAAGGCCAACTCATAAAGTCTATCTTCAGCCTCACCGAGTCGTGTTGTTAGTGGTTGTAACTCTCCATAAACTTCCTCAAATTTAGCGTTAACATCTGTCGCTGCTTTGCTTAACTCTTTATAAGATTGACTTAAGTTGGATAGTTTCTTTTTCGCTTCATCAGCTTGCTTAGAATTATCACCAAACTCCTTGGATAACTTGTCAACTTCTTGCTCTGTATCTTTAATTGACTTTCTTAAGGTGTCAAACTCCTTGTCTATTGAAGCGACTCTCGAAGCACTATCGCCTGTATCAACTCCGACTTTAAATATTATTTCTTCTTGTGCCATTATACTGGAATCTTTATTACGTTAAAATTGAAATCTGTTACCCTTACATCTGCGGAGTTGGTATTTCTTACAAACAATTCTACATAATCATTTGCAACCATTTCAAGAACCGCTTGAGTACTTCCACCATGTTCAACGTTTGATGTTGTTGTTCTAATAATACCCTCACTTTCTGCAAGTATAGTACCATTCTTAGCTACTCCGATTGAAATAGATTGGTTAGCTGAGGCACTTCTTGTTGTTGCATTAATCGTTACTAAAAAAGAGTTTGTGAAAGCCCCGTTGTATGTTAGTCTATTTGTTGTATGTGTAAACTTTGAATTAGTTCCTGTTACTGTTGTACCGCTTGCTTTCACCCATACATTCACGTTACCAACTCCTATCGTTGTATCTGTAGTGTTATTAAGCATATACATAAATCCCTTAGTCGAAGTGTTTGTAATACCTACGCAATTGACAAATAAGGACTTGTTATCTGTATGTGTTACGCCTGTTAAATAAGTCCCACCACCTGAGAAATTAACCGTATCTAAAATATATCTTTCACTCGATACGGTTGCACTTGCATTTAGATTAATTCCCGTTTCACCAGATAAGACTACGAAAGATGAATAAATAATTCTTATCCTTCTTGACACTGTTAAGGTACTTGGAAAAATTAAAGCAGTCGCACCGCTTGTACAATCAAATAAACAGTTACTTGTCGCTATCGTTCCTATTGTACCGTCAAATGTTAGGTTACCACTATTCAAGAATGCTGAATCACTCATCACAAAGTTTGTATAATCTTTGATAGTTCCTACAGTAGCGCAATCGGTAAAGTTCACACCAAACCAATCGAGTGCGGTTGTTGTTGCATCACCATCTAAGTTTAATGCAGTACCATGAGTAATCGTTATATTTCTCATAGGCAAAGAATAAACCGAAGTTATCAATGCTGTAGATGAACTTAAACCTGTTGATTTTAAGATACAATTCTCTGAACTCGCTCCTAATATTGTAGTATTTTGACCACCGACTAATCTATCCCCTGTTAAATCTACTAATCCTGTTATGTAGTAAGTAACATCGTTCTCTAATGTTATAACACCTGATACAGCCTCTGGAAAATCTACCTTTGTACCTACGAAAATGAACTCATCCCCCGTTCCACTCGAAGCTTGTACGCTAACTATCCCAGCATTTGTACGTTGGTATAAAATACCCGTGTTAGTGTTCTGGTAAAATTCCCCGATATAGATATCAGTTGCTAACCATGACCCATCTCTATGGTCTGCACTTGTTGGAATAGTGGGAACTCCAGCCCCTTTTTTAATAATTATTCTTCTAGTTTCATCACTCATTGCTTAATATATTTGAATTTTTAGATATTCCATTTACACCCCCTAACATTTTATACACGTCCTCATCGGTATTATTTTCACCACCTCTTAATATAGGGGCATTTTTACTTTGTACGTTCATTCTTTCAATCGTTACATAGCTTGTTGTATATTCTTTTCTAAACTTAAACACCAAAGTACTCGTGTTTTTATCTAAGGTTAACACATCTCCAGTGTCTAAGTCTACTACGTAGGCATCAGTTCCATCTACTTCCGTTGAACTCCATGCTATATTTGACATTGTAACACCCGAATTATACAAGGCTACTAGCTCATCTGTACTAGGTAAATACCAATCTGTCTTGCCCCCATCGGTTGCACTATCACATATACTAGCTGCATACGTTCCAGCACCTTGCTCTGCTACAATTATTTGAGTATTGAATTCACCCGTTGTAGTGTCATCTGAGTTGACTTCTATGTACGAACCATTATACCATAAATCTGAAACGCTAATATCCCAGTATTGTAACATATAGTCATCAAATTGCTTTACATCAACTATTGCCATTATCCTAAGTATTTAATTAGTTCTACCTCCGTAGTACCGTAGGCATCTGAATCAAAATCTTTAATTGTGTTCAATCGATATAACACCCCGTCAATTAATTTAAGTTTTGCAAAGTCCAACTCGTTAATATCTTTATATGAAAGTTTCAAATGTAAATTTACTAATTTAGAATCAATCGAGGTTATCTCATTCAAGAATTTCTCATGATACTTTGTGAACGTGTTTACGCTAGGCACTGCTTTAATACCGTCAAAGGTTGCATTTCTAGGTGCAAAGTGTAAATCAAATAAGGGCTCAAAGTTTGTGTTGTCTTTAAATCTTAAATGGTGGATTAAAGGATAATCGTATTTAATTTGCCAATCTCCTGTTGCACTACCTTCAGCATTATAAATATTCACAACACCACTTCTTAACCCATTATAAAAACAAAGCATTCCTTTACCCTTGTAAGGCTTACTTACAGTGTTATTATTAGAATCTATACTTTGTTCTTTAACCATTGGATAAATTAATAGGCTGTTTTCAATCTTATAAGGTACGTATGTATTAAAAGGTAGCTCGAATTTAACCACTCCATTTAACCATGTTTCAATTTCTAGTTGTTTTTCTCCATAACTAATGCCCGCTAAGTCCCTATATTTCGTGTTTAGATAGTCTTTCTCATCACTAAATCGGTATGAGTATACATTACCTTCAACAAGTGAATTTGATTGTATTGTAATGTCTTTATTTTCGTCTATTAAATCAGTCCAATTATCATACTCTTCTTGTGGTAAATAGTAATTTACGAATGAATCAATGTAAATTGTTGACTTATTAGTAACAGGATCGTAAATAGGATCACTCATATAAGCATAAAACAAGTTTAAAATACCTTTAAAGAACTCACTACATTTAATATCTGGAATAGAACTCGATAAACTTACTGGTGAATTGTCGGTCAATACTGCATCTTTATTCGCTAAAACTGTTATTTGTAAATTCGAGATTGAATAAGTTAAATCTACTTTATTAACGTATTGAGCTAAATAGAAATCAAAACTTAATTTTTGACCTGTTTTAATATTTGAATTTATATTAAACGAATGTGATGCCGTTGTATTTACTGTTTGTGAAAAATTGTTAGTACTTATGTTAGTACCGTCCAAACTTGTTATTATGTTGTTTGTATAAAACGTACCAGCTAAATAGTTTGTATTGTACGTACTTCCTGAACTGCTTAATGTTAAATCAAATGATACACTAATAGAATAAGACCCTACTACATTGAAAGTAATACCACCATCAGTAATATTTACAGTGTTCAAGTCTTGATTTATAGTTGTGTAATTAATAGGGCTTTTTAAAAGATTAAAAGTTTTACTGAATATATAATATACTGGTATATTGTTAGAATATTTAAGGTCTGAGGGAGTTCCGTAAAATGTATTTGCCGCCTTTGTACCATTTAACAATTCAACTTTTGAAGCTATAACCTGGTCTGGATTTAATTTAATTTGCTCACCCCCGCCAAAACCATAAATAAGTTTTTGCATGTTAGCGTTGGTAAAGAAGTCTGTTGTGTAATCTACTTCAATATTCGTACCTTCAAGTGCAAAGTCTAAGGTTTTCTTTATAGCTTCTTTTACGTATATGAATGGGTATAGTTGATTAATTCTAAAATTCAAAGGTGAATTGCCAACCATGTTATAACCATAGTCCACAAGTGGGTATATGTACCCGTATGATTTAGGTTGGTAACCTCTAGTATCTGAACCAAAGTTTCTGTTATCAATTCCGTTTAATTTAATACTTTCATTCCATGACTTAATAACGTTAGTTCTAGTTAGGTTGTGATCGTATTCGGACCAGTCTAATTCGTTTAGTTTCTTATCTTTTAACTTAGCAAATATATCTACAGCATCACTCAATAGGTTACAATCAAAAGTATAATTCCCGTTGTTTATCTTAACCTCGTTTAGTTTGAATTTACCTTTGAATATTCTCAAATCATTCTTAAAAAACTCACAATCGTATCTTAAATTAGGCGTAAATTGTATGTTTGTACTTTCTTCAATGCTTATATCTAACGAATAAGCTGCTATAAAGAAAGCCATGTTGTTTGAAGTGCCTTCTAACGTTAAAGTTTTAGAGAATGAACGTTTACGTTTCTCAGGTTCTTTAATATCCGTAATTGATAAGTTTAAAGGTACTGCAATACTTTCTGAAAGGTCTATTTCGTAACCATTAACTACTAGCCTACTATTCATAATGAAATACTTTTATAATCTGTAAATTCAATGTTTATTACTTCATTAAACAACTCATCGTGTTCAAATTGCTTTATCTGATAGCTCGAATCTGTTACAACTACGTTTTCAACTTCAGTACCTTCATTAAGATAAATCAAAGGGCTTTCGTATAATTGCACCAGCCAATTTTGTGTTGTCTCATCTAACCAATCAGAGGACAACTCTAACTGTTTTGTAATAGTCTTAAGATAGTCAATTTTTCCAAACGTATTATTATTTACGTTGTATGTATTAGTTGAAGCGTTCCATTCACCTTGTTTTTTACTAAACGATTTACTTTCAATCTTAGCTTTATAACGTGAGTTGTATGTAAATCTGAAATTATCATAACTTCCGTATTTGTTTAACCAAAGTATATTAGCCCCTTTATCAAAACAAACGTCCGAGAAAGTAACGGTGTACCTCGCAGAATTTAAAGTAAGTCCAAAACTATCAGACAAAAAGAACTCCACAGCGACACAATTGTCATAAGTTGACTGTATTATGTCACCCCTATCTAAAAGCTCCAACATATTCAATCTATATGAACCTATAGCTCCATGATTTGCTAACGGAATTGTAATAGTCAAAGACGTAATAGTTGCACCACTAGAATTTAGAAATTTAACCCTAACAGTATAATCAGTTCCTAAACCTTCAATCCAACTTAATATCGTTGTATCATCTTTTTTTGTGGTTTCTTCATATCTTCTAATCGAACCGATCACAACGGATGGTTTATCAGTTAAAAAGTAACTTTCATTATTCCCTATTTGATAAGCTGTATAGTCCCAGTTTGCAAATTCTTTGCGACTTAACGACGCTTTAAACACATATGATAGTGAACTAGTAGTTAATGTAGATAAATCGACCGTAGGGGTTGCACTTGCACTCAAAGAGTATTTTTCTATTACTTCAATATTACATTCTCTCCAATTAGATGGGTCGTACCAACCTTTATAAGTTGTACCCACTGGATGAGATACTGAATGATTGCTTACATACGCCCTTACTTTATCACTTACATCTATTTTACCGTAGTAAAAAGAACCATCATAAAGTTCTGGGAATACTTCAAACGTGCCTATTTCACCGCCTAAATAGACTTTAACAATAAATGATACATTGAACTTATCAGCTCCAGAAACATCGTCTTGTTGTTTAAAAGCATATACGATAGGATTGTCGCTTGGTGTGTTTAATTGTGGCGTTTGTGTTATGGTTATAGCCATTATTTAGGTTTTTTAATTACTATTCTTATTGCAGCCCCTACAAGGTCGCTAACTCTTTGAGACATCTCATCAACTCTTTGTTCTGTTAGTACCTTATCAAAGAAGTGAGTGGCTTCAATACCTTTCATTCTAACACTGTTAACTATCATTCCTGCTAATTGTTCACGTGTTAGATCTTTATCATCTGGTACTATACCTTTATCCCCTATCCATTTGTAAATAGCTTGATAAAATGATAGGTTACCTTTTGGAGCTGAACCGTGTTTAGGTGCGCCTCTATTTACCTTAATACCATTTACACCGTAATTTATATACTTCCAATGTGGTGCGGCTGTAGTTGCTATCTCGCTTTCTGAAAGTTTTAATGGTTGGAATGATTGAGTTAAGTCTCCCGTTGCGTATGGTTTGTGACCTTTTGAATTAGGTACTTGTAATTGCTTTCGCCAGTCTGCTATTAACTCATTTGTGAGTTGTAGCAATAGATTAGTCATAGGACTATCGGAAGTATTCTTTAAAATATCTTCAGCTCTACCAAAGTCTAAACCTTTTGCTATATCACCTTCGTTCACGTTGGATCGTCTTTATTTCTTCTTGTTTGGTAAAGTTAATAAATTTTAACCTATGATTGAAAGTAAATATATTCCATTTAACGATTTGCTCCCACGTTTGATTATATTCTTTGCTGAGATAGTGGATTAATTTCTCCCAAACAAACCTCTCACTGCTTTTAGTAGGCTTGTCCTCGTCTTCTTGTTTACCGTATAATTGCTCATTAATTCGATTGATTGTCGCAAAAAAAAACTAACTAAGTTAAGATAGTCGGGTAGCGGTAGGTTTTCTTCAAAGAGTTTCGCTCGTTCTTGATTTGAATACTTCATGTTTAAATTCTCATCAAGCTCACCATAAGTCGTACCCTTTTCAATGTACATTAAACTTGCAAGTCTACTCGGGTCGTTTTGTAAATCTGAGTTTGATATATCAATGTGCCACCCTATACCAACTTTTGTAGGGTCGACTAAAACATAATCAAATCCATTGATTGAAATCTCGTCTTTTGGTTTTGTCAATTGAAAGTCTTTAAACAAACCTATACAGTGTTCGTGTATATTTCTTAACTCCGATATGTTAACCTTGTTTAAATCGCTTCTTTTAGCCCCTGTGATTAAACATATAAACTCTATGATTGTACCTAAATCCATTGCTTTTTGATACTTTTCATTCGTTAAAGCTTTAAGATGTTTTATCCTTAAATCGTTTAATGTTTTCGGTGCTTTAATATTAATATACTTCAAAATACCCATATTGATTTTTCTTTATTGATTGTACTGCAAGTGCTAACGACATCACACCATCATCGTGTATTCCTTGTGGTGCGCCATATTGCACTCTTCTAGTCTTTTCGTTGTAAATATAAGTAAATGCATTTAATTCATCTACTAGCCAATTTTCATTTAGTATTCCTATATCCTTATTCTCAAAGTGTACAGCTAAATCTTCAATCATTATCGGTTTGGTTGCTGTAGTGGTTACATAAGGCTGTACGTTGTTGTATACTTTATTCTGTAGCATCTCAAAAAATACATCCCCCTGGTTATTCACCTCGACAAATATCTCAGCGTTGTATTCTCGAATCTTTGTAGCAACCTCATCAATTATCTTTGACCATTCCTGTT